CGCAGTTGATAAGTATATCGACAATGGCTTAATAGATATTGAAGCAAAGAAAATTCGTAATACAATTAGTAATGCTATTGTAGGCGAACAAAATAAAGTAACACAATCGACTGTCGATGCTGATGCAAAGCAACAGCAAGAATATGCCGAGAGTGTTAAAAAGCTTGAAGAGCACATAAGCAAGACTGAAACAATGTTCGGTTTTAAAATGGCTAAAGACCCAGAAAGTCTTAAGCAAGTTCAACAAGGACACGCTGAATACATCAAAAGTGGTAAATTCATGGATGATGTATTTGCAAATGATGAAAGTTTAGCTGAGGCTGCATGGTTCGTTAGAAATAAAGCAGTGATCATTAATGCCATAGCTAATAAGAATTTACAAAAAGGGAAGCAGTCTATCTTGGATGATATAAGAGAGCCGGAAGTTGTAAGTCCTCAAAGGTTTAGGGATCCTGAAGGCTCTGATGAGTTTGATCCGCAAAAATTTGGGGCGAGAAATTAAAAATAGTATAAATTTAAAAATTAGAAAAAATGAAGTTTCATTCAGGTACTTATGGGAAAGAAACCCAAGAATCAAATGCTTTAGTAACGAACTTATTAAAGTATCCGGAAATTGCTAAAACATTAATTAGACAATATCCACAATACTCGTTAAACTACTTCCTTGACGGAACTGGTAGATTTGCGAAAGAAGAATTAATAGGCGAAAACGCTTTTAGATGGCCAATCTTAGGAAGATTGAATAGACCTTCTACTTGCTCTGGTGTAATTACTGGAACTGGTGTTGGAAATTCAACTTTTACTGTTGAGTTTGAAGAAAACTTTTTCAATCCTAATGATGTAGTAAGATTTGCTGGTGAAGAACAAGCAATCGTAATGGGGGAACCTGTACCAACAGCTGGTGGTTACACTTTCTCTTTTATCTTACAAACTAACGATGCTACTGCAACTATCGCTCCTGCTTCTGCAGCTGCTGGTTTAACAGCTAACACTGTTGGTTCTGCATTTCCAGAAGGATCTGATAGAGGTTTTGAAAACCACGTTTATCCAGACTGGTATATTAACCACATTGGTATTGCAAGAAAATCTAAATCAATCACAGGTTCTGCCTTGACTGATATTACTTGGATTGAAAACAATGGTCAAAGAGTTTGGTTCTTTACTGATGAGAAGTTAATGAGAGAAGAGTTCCTTTACCAAAAAGAACTTGATTCTTGGTATTCTACATCTACTATGGATGCTAATGGAAACTCTACGGTTATCGGACCAGATGGTAAGCCTATCGTAAAAGGTGACGGAATCCTTCGTCAAATTGATGCTGCTAACGTTGATACTTATAACGGTCAATTGACTGAAAAAAGATTAACTGATTTCTTAGCTCAATTGCAATTAAATACAGGAAGTCAAGATAAGCACTGGGTGGTGTTTACTGGTACTGCTGGTAAAGTTGCTTTTCACGAAGCTATGAAAGATTTAGTTTACCCTGCTGGTAACTTAATTTACGATGCTAACGTTGGTGCTGATACTGAAATCGGTGTGAACTTTACTTCGTATAATGCTTTAGGTTCTAGATTAACTTTAGTTCACAATTCATTATTTGATGATCCGAATTTACATGGAAACAACATTGACCCAGTTAGTGGTTTCCCTAAAGAATCATTTAGAATGGTATTCTTAGATATGGGAACAACTGATGGTGTTTCAAATATCGAAAGAAAAGTTAAAGGTGCTGCAGGTATCGATAGAGGAATGATTATTAAGTATATATCAGGAATGGTAAATCCTTTCAATCAGTCTTCAATGGAAGCTGCTAACTCAAGAGATGCATTTACTTGCGAGATTCTTTGTGAATCAGGTATAATCGTAAGAAATCCATTGTCTTGTGGACAATTAGTATTTGCATAATTATTAATTACATATTTTTTTAAAACATGGAAAGAGGAAAAGAGCCTTTAAACAAGGCAAAGATAAAGGAACTAATGGAAGGTGCCCCTACAACGGGTAACGTTGAAATTAGATTGAAAGACCCTAAAAGAACAGGTTCAATAACATTGCGTGGATATACTGGAGATGATGGATCTTACAGACCTTACGTTGACCAACATGGTAACGAAAGAGTTTTTAAGTTTATTAGAACTATATATTTGGATATGAGTAAAGAGGGTGATAGGTTAACGCTTCAAGCGGTAGCCAATCATCCCATTTACATCAAAGGTTCAAGACCAGTCCTTGTTGTTGTAGACCATGAAGATGATGCAGATGCTTTTGTAGCATTAAAAGATAATGAAGCATTAGCTGGTAAAATAATTGCTGACCTTGAAGGTAAGGATTTGCAAGATTTTGCTAGAGTGCTTTTAGTTACGGTAAAACCGGGCAGTTCAGATAAAGTGATCAAAAGAGCAATCTATGAGAAAGCTGAAACTGAGCCTGGAGAAATTCTTAATGAATGGAACGATGAAAATCGTGAGCTTAAAGTTATTCTAAGAAAAGGATTAGAGAAGCAATTGTTTACTTATAAACAAGGGCGATATACTTTTAGTAATCAATTGATGGGTACTACCTTTGATATTGCTGTAGATTGGCTTAAAGAAAACGAGGATTTAATTCCTTCAATGCGTAAACAACTAAAGTAAGATGGATATAATTGAGATGCAAGATGCCTGCGATGTAGGTTTAGATAAGGCTAATTCTCCTTGGTACACAAGTACTGAGAAGGATTATTACCTAAACAAAGCTCATCATGAGTTCGCTGAATCTCGATATAGAAATTTTGAAAAGGATGAACGTACTCGTAAAGAATTATTGCCGTTAGTTAGAACAAGCTCTGGAGCTAATACTGATACGATTAATTATAGCAACATACCTGATTTTATGTTCACCCTAAGTATAGGGGGAGTATTTAATAAGATGTGTGGTAAAGGAACAAGTTTAAAGGGTGTTCATCCACTTCAGCTCGATGATGAGTTTGATGTAGAGGAAGACCCTTTTAATTTAAGTGCTGATGATAATCCCAACTATGTTGAGGAGAATCTTAATGGTGATGATGTTGCCATTATTAAATCTACCACAACTCCTTTATCCTATAAGCTAAAGTATTTAATGATACCGACTACGGTATTTCGAGATGTTAATAATCCTTCTAATAATGTTAATTCAATTATGCCTATATTTACGCATGATGAAATTGTTAGTATTGCGGTTAGAATGATGATGGCAAATACTGAACAGTTTCAGAATTATCAAGTACAAGAAAGAGAAATACAAAACGAAAATTAAAAAATCATGGCAAAAGTAACTTATACAAAAGCTCAACTAGAAGCATTTACCGTTAAGGAAATGAAGACGTTGGACTTGTTTTCAAAAATTGATCCTAAAGGATTAGACAAAAAAGGAATCGTTAAAGCGTTGATTAGTACTCAAAAAGCTGAACAAAAAGCTCTCAAAGAAGAAGCTGAAAAATCAGAAATTAAAAAAGAGACTAGCCCGATAGTGGAAAAACCTGTTGTTGAAACTGAGGAAAAATCTGGGGAACCAGTAGAAGAAGAAGCTAAAGAAGTGAAAGAGGAAAGTAGTTCTGAACCTCATTTTCATAGACCAACAAAAAGGAGAAATCCTATGAACTTCAGATAAAAATAAATTATTAATTTAAAACATATATTATGATTTCAGGAAGAAATTATTTTGCATTAATCAATGGGGTAGCTAACACGCCTGCTGCGAGTGGAACACCTTCAAAAATTAATGTAACGGCACAATTCAATCCGTTTAGATCGGAATTAAAAAGCGCTATCAGCATTGCTCAGCAAGTTGGTACTGCTGGTTTTTTAACTGTAACTTTTGCAGGTACTTACGCTGTAGGTGACTTAGTGAGATTAACGATTACTTCTAATTTGACTTCTCGTCAAGCTTGGAGAAAATCTTATACTCATGTTGTTCAAGCTGGTCTTGCAACTGTAACAGATATAGCTAATGCTTTTACTGCAATGATTGCGGCTGATGTGGCTAACACATTAAATACGCCTTATTCTGCTGTAGCTAATGTAGCAGGTGTTATGACTGTTACTCAGTTAGATGATGACAAGAAAGGATTAGTTGGTTATACATTTACTGATAGTGCTGCTGGTACTATTGTTAATGTTCC